CACGACCCCTTTTACTGGTGTGATGCAGCGTATTTATCGCGACCTTCCGGCCGAGGAGCGTCGAACTTGGGACGAGATTCAGGACGAGCATGAGGCGGCGCGACAGGCCGACCAGGCGGCGTGGGATGCGGCACCGGAGGCCGCCAAGCAGCGCGACCCGAGGCCCGCTGACTACCAGCGCAAGCCCGAGCCTGCATGGATCGCAGCGAGGAAGTGGAACCGGGACCGCGGCAATGGTGGCGCCCGATGAAGCTCTCCATCGACTTCACCGACCGCATCCACGGCAAGCCGTGGGCTGAGTGCAGCAGGACCGAGCGGGACGAGGCCCTTCTGGCCGCCCGTGTTCTCGGCACAGCGGACGGCCAGAAGCTCATGCAGTGGCTGGGAGCCACTACCATCACCGACATGGCCGATGTCCCGGCCGAGAAAGCGGAGTTCGCCAGGGGGCGGCAGAGCGTGTTCTGGAGCCTCTGTGCGATGGTCAAGACAGCGAAGGGCGTGGAAGAACAGGGTGCGCAGGTAGACGAATGAGCGAAGGTGCAACCGAGGAATCGCAGGCGGCCGAGTCCGTCGAGCCCGCGGCAGGCGGGAGCCTGTTTGACGAGGTGGCGGCCGAAGTCGCCGCGACGGCTGGGGACGGGACTGTTTCCAGCGATCAGCCCAACTACGAGCAGCCCTGGCTCGAGAGTTTCATGGGCGGCAAGTACCGCACGGTGGAAGCCGCAGAGAAGGGGCAGAAGGCGCTGCAGACCGAGTTCCAGGCGCTCAAGGACAAGATGAAGTCCTTCGTCGGCGCCCCGGTTGACCCGGAATCAGGGGAGCCGGTGCCGTACTCGTTCAAGATGCCCGAGGGCATGGAGCCGCTTCCGGCTGATGATCCGCTCATGGTGGCGGTGAACGGCTGGGGGCAGAAGCACGGCCTGTCTGCCGACGCGGCGCAGGAGGCGTTCGATGAGATCATCGCCCCGCTCATGGCCGGGGCTTCGATCGGTGGCCGGGACGAGGAGCTGCGCGCCCTGGTGGACCACTACGGTGGTCAGGATGCAATGCAGGCAAAGGTCCGCGACGTTTACGCTTGGGCCGCGAGCCTGCTCCCCGCCGACATGATCGACACCCTGAAGGCCGCGGGAAGCACGAAAGACACAGTGCTGGTGCTGGATGCCTTGCAAACTGCCGTTCGAAACCGGACAATCGGTGACGGTAGCGGCGGCGTTCAGTTGACGGAGGCTTTCGTCAACGAGAAGGCCAGAGAACTCGGCATTGCCCACCCGGAGGTTGTGAAGCTCCGGCGGCAGTGGGCCGAGGGTGAAGCCGCACGAAGGAAAGCCGTCGGCCGGTAAGGTCGGCGCATAGTCTAGCAGGCACCCGCCACAGGCGGCCCTGAGTTTTTCGGAAACGAATCACTCGGCGGTCAAGGCCCGGAAAACCTCCGGCACCCGAGACGCGAGCAACGAAGCTCTCAGCGTTTCAGGTCCAGGAGGTTTTTCCAATGGCTAACGCAATCACCGACGTCCAGCGCGTCGAATATGAAAACATGGTCAAGCACGCCTATCAGTCGCTTGGCTCCAATCTGGACGCGACCGTCCGAGTGAAGAACGTCACCGGCGCGGGCACGTTCAATTTCCGCAACTTCGGCGCCCTGACGATGGTCCCGCGCGGGCAGACCCGCAGCCGTCTCGAGGCACAGGCCACCGTCAACACCCTCGTCGCGTGTACCGCGACGGACTACGTGTTGCCGATCCTGACCGACATCTTCGACCAGTCGAAGACTGACGCACCCGACGAACAGGCCGAATCGGCGCAGGCGATCGCTTTGGCGATGCGCCGGCAGCGCGACCAGAGCGTAATCGACGCCCTGGACGCCGCCACGATGGCCTCCGGTCATACGATCACCTGCGGCTCGGGTCTTACCGTTGCCAAGCTGATCGAGGGCATGGAGGTTTTCGACTCGGACGAGATCCGCAGCAACGACCCGCTGGGCGATGGCGTGATTCACTTCCTCATCACTGAGAAGGAACACACCGATCTGCTGTCGGACGCTCTCACGCAGTCGATCGACACGAGCAACTTCCGCTCGCTGACGACTGGCCGAGTGGGCGAGTTCATGGGCTTCAAGTTCATCCTGATCGGCTCCGGCCGCTCCGAGGGTGGGCTCACGCTCACGGGCTCGACGCGCGCTTGTTACGCCTACGTCAAGTCGGCGGTCGGCCAGTGCGTGAACATCGAGCCCCGCGTCGAAAGCACCTACCTGCACGAGTACACGTCCGACTTCGTGAACGGCATCCTGTCGCTCGGAAGCGTGGCCGTGGACACCGGCGGCATCGTCAAATTCAACGTGACCGAGTAGCGGTCCCAACCAAGCAAGGAGCACCCAAATGGCACATGCTTATTCCGACATGGTTGAGGCCTCGACGTCTTACGACAACACGACGCCCAACCGATACATCTGCAAGACCGCCGACGCTTTGGCGACGGTGGTCGCTGCGGACTACTTCCTGCCGAGTCTTTCGGCCGGTCGTCCCCTGAAGGTCAACGACATCATTGATGTGGTGTCCGACACCGGCGGGAACCCGGTCGCGAGCAAGCTGCGCGTCACTTCGGTGACGAGCAACACGGCGATCAGCGTGGAACAGGTCGAGGCCGATTCGGTCTGGATCACCGCCGAGCTGACCGACGTGTCCACGGCTTCCTCGACCTGGCTCGCGTTCCCGTTCGACGGCTACATCCGTGGGTTCAAGACGATCCTGCATGGAGCCATCGCGACGGCTGACGCGGCTGTCGGGCTGGAGATCGGCGGGACTGACGTGACCGGCGGCCAGGTGACGATCGCGAACTCCGGCTCCGCAGCCGGTGACGTCGATTCGACCACCTGCACGGCCGCGAACACGGGCACCGCAGGAACCGCCGTCGAGATCGACACGGACGGAGCCAGCACCAACACGATCAGCGTGACGTGCATGGTCGAGTTCGTGCCGGCCTAACCCTAGCCCCGGTTGCACCACCGGGCTCATGGCCCCCGCCCCCTTCCTTTGCCGGTAGAGGGGGCGGGGGTTCCTGCGAGGCGACATGGCAGCAGACAAGACCGACGTCGATTACTGCAACCGGGCGCTCGCTCTGCTCGGAGAATCCGAGATAAACGAGCTGACGGCCTCCGAGTCTGTCACCTCGGCAATCTGCACGCAGCTCTACGACGGGATCGTGGAACGGCTGCTCTCGACTCACAACTGGTCCTTCGCGACCAGATACATCACGCTTTCTCAGGAGACGACGGTCCCGCCTTCGCCCTGGACGCATCAGTTCGCGCTTCCTGCTGACCTGGTGCGGTTCTGGACCACGGACTACCCGGGCGAGGACTGGCTGATCCGCGCCCACCCGAGCGAGGACCGGCAAATCCTGCTCGCCAAAAGGTCTGGGCTGAAGGCGTCCTACATCTACCGGGCGAACGAGGGGACGTTCTCCCCTCAGTTCCAGACGGCTCTCGTCCACCGGCTTGCGGCTGACCTGGCGGTTCCGATCGCTGGCGTGGACCGCGGCGGGCCGCTGGCGCAGTTCTACGAATCCAAGGCGCGCGACTCCTACGGCCTGGCGGCGACGATCGACAATTCGCAGAGCCCGGCGGCGCAGCTCGGTGACCAGGGCGACCTGTGGACCGCTAGGGGCGGCGGCCGGACTGATCCCTGGGACATCTCAACGGGGAGCTAGGTGGCGAAGCGGTATCTCAATTCCTTCGCCAGCGGCGAGCTTGACCCGAAGCTGCTCGGTCGTGCCGAGCTGGACCAGTACGCGAACGGCCTGCAGACCGGGACCAACGTCCTGCTCCTGCCGCAAGGCGGCGCCAAGCGCCGACCTGGGATGAAGTACCTCGCGACGCTGCCCGGGGCCTGTCGGCTGGCCCGCTTCGCCTTCAACACGGAGCAGGAATACCTGCTCGTCTGGTCAAACCTTCTCCTGCAGGTCTACGAGTCGGACGCTCTCATCACGCAGGTTGTGAGCCCATACACCGCCGCGCAGGTGGGTGCGCTCAACTGGGCGCAGTCTGCGGACACGATGGTGGTATTCCACCAGGACGTGGCGACGCGGCGCCTGCTGCGCGGTGCGCTCGGTGCGGACCCGATCACGACGGACGGCAGCACGACGACGGTTGTCGTCGCCCACCCGTCGCACGGCCTGGCCGATGGGACGGAGATCGGCATCAGCGGGATTGACGCGGCGGTCGGTGGCGTGCCGGTTGCCGAGCTGAACACCTCTCACGCCATCGCGACGATCGACGGCTCTCTCGGGTCGAACCCGGTAGCGACGACGTTTGGCAGCCGGAACGTGGTGGTCACGATCACCGCCCACCCGTTCGTTGTGAACGAGCGCGTGGAACTGGACATGCTCACTGGCGTGGGCGGCATCCCGGCCAGCGACATTAACAAAGTCGTGACAATCACGGCAAAGACGACGAACACGATCACCTTCGTGGCCGAGAACACCGCAGACGCTAATGCTAGCGGCGGGGGCACGAGCGGAACCTGGTCGGCTCCGGACAAGTACGAGATCACCGTCACGACGGCCAGCACGTCAGCGACGAGCGGCGGCGGGTCGGTAGGGAAGGCGTGGGCTCTTTCTGACCTGACAGACGCGGACTCGGGGGTGAAGTTTGAGAATGTTCCGCAGTTCGATTTCCGCGACGACACCAGCCCGGCGCCGGCGGACGAGGTGCAGCGGATTCAGTTTGGAGGGACGTGGGCGACCGGGGACAAGTTCCGGCTGACGCTCGACAACCGGCGCACCGGGTCCATCGTTTATGATGGAGCCGACGTTGACCAGAACGCCAGGGCAATGCAGGACGCGCTGCGCCAGATCGCGCGGACGGTTCGCATCGGTGACACGCAGTTCCGAACCTACTTATCATATCTGCTTGGAGTGGAGCTGGAGTTAAAGGTCGAACACGAGACGGGCGCGGTCGGCGGCTCGGACTCGTACCTTGTGACATTCGAGGGGAACGACGGCGCAAAGGACTGGCCGCTGCTCACCGTTGAGGTGCTCAAAAGCACGTCCGGGACACTCGCGACTGAGGAAGTAATCGCCGGCGGCACGCAGCTGGAGGACGTGTTCTCTGCGACCCGTGGCTACGCTGGCGCGGGGACGTTCTACCAGGGGCGGCTCTGGCTGACGAAGCTGAAGTCCAGGCCTGCCACGGTGCTGGCTTCGCAGAGCCAGGACTTCTTTAACTTCGACGTAAGCGACGCGAACGACGGCGACGCCATCGACGCGACCGGGCAAAGCGATCCGGTGCTGCACATCCTCGCAGAGCGGTCGCTGTTCCTGCTCACGGCGGGCGGCGAGGTCACGATGGGCGGCAACCGCGAGGACGCGATTACGCCGACGAACATCAGATTCAAGATCAACGCACGTTACGGGACGACAGCTGTTCGGCCGATCACGGTGGGCGGCCGACCGATCTACGTGGACCGGACCAACCGGAACATCCGTCAACTGGCCTACGCGCTAGAGTCGGATTCGGTGGAGTCTGCAGAGGTGTCGGTCTTCTCTCAACACCTCATCAATACGCCTGTTGACATGGATGTCTTGCGCAACTCCGACGCGGATTACGGGCTGGTGGTGATGACGGACGGCACGGTCGCCGCGATGGTTTACAACCAGGACCAGGCGGTTGTTGGCTGGACGAAGTGCGAGACGAGCGGGACGGTCGAGCGGGTGGCGGTTGTGGATGACGCTGCGTACTTCGCGGTGCTACGCACGATCAACGGGAGTTCGGTCCGATACCTGGAGAAGTGGGACTCGTCCTTCTACACGGACGCGGCCGAGCAGCAGAGCGCGAGCGCGACGACATCGTGGAGCGGGTTCAGCCACTTGGAAGCTGCAACGGTATCAGTGCGAGGCGACCAGATGAGCCTGGCGAACAACACGGTGGCGAGCGGGGCGCTGACCACGGAGTTCGAGGTTTCGGCCATCGAGGTGGGGCTTCCCTTCACGACAACGGTCGAGCCGATGCCGCCGGTGGTGGGACGGAAGACGCGGGTCAGCCGGTGCGAGGTTGACCTGGTGAGTTCGCGCGGGGTGCTGGTCGGCGGGTTCAAGGTGAAGCCGAAGTTCTTCCCCGAGGTGTTGGGGCTGCCCCCGCTCCTGGAAGGTCTGCACGCGATGACGGTCAGGGGGTGGGACGAAAGAGCAACGGTGAGTATCACGCAGACGGAGCCGCAGCCGATGACGGTGCGCTCGATGCTGCTTGAGGTGGAATGATGGCGGACCCGATTTCAGCAACGGTGGCATTTCTCGGTTTGGCGAGCGCGGCGGCGGCTCCGGCGGTTGCCCCGCTTGCAGTCGGTGGCGCGACCGCCGGCGGCCTTGCCGCGGGAACGGCTGCGGCTGGTGGCCTCGCGGTCGGTGCTAGTGGCGCCGGGGCTCTCAGTCTCGGGGCGGCGGGCGCGGGCGCGCTGACGGCCGGATCGGTGGGGGCTTCGACGGCATTGACCGGCGGGGCGCTCGCGGCGGGCACTGGGGCGATCGCTCCGCTTGCTCTCGGTGGAAGCGCCGGGGGCCTGAGTGTCGCATCCGGTGCCGCGGCTGCCGCTGCCGGTGGTGGCGGGTTCCTCTCTTCGCTCGGCAGCCTGTCGGGCAACCTGTCGATGGCCTCGGGCCTGCTCTCTGCCGGTGCTTCGATCCAGCAGGGCAACGCCACGGCCAAGCAAGCCGAAATGCTCGCAGAGCAGGAGCGGGAGGCCGCCCGCTCGGAGCTCCAGGGCGCACAGGAGCGGATCAAGGCGGTGCTTTCCTTCAACCGCGCGGACGCCGGGGCTCGAGGTCTGGACCCGTCGAGCGGGAGCCAGGGGGTTCTCGAATCCCGCAACGCGAGCGACTTCCTACAGGAAGCCGGGGACATCAGCCGGGGCAGCCGGCGGCGTCTCTCGGTCTTCAACGCTGCCCGGTCCAATGCCCGACGCACGGGACGGCTCCGGGCTGCGGCGACTCTCTTTGATACGGGCAACGAGGCGTTCCAGCGGGTTCTCTGATGGCTGCACGATACCAGCGACAAGTCGGCCCGGCTCGCGGGCTTCCCTCAGCCGGCGGCGTTGACTTCGCCGGGGCTCTCGACGGCGTGCGCCAGGGGTTGCAGCAGCGAGCCTCGCGCAACCGCATGGCCGACGTTGAGCAGCAGGGGCAGCGGGAAGGGCTGGCGGGGACGGCGCAGCAGACCGCCGGGTTCACCGACGCGCAGCGGGTCTACAACGCGGCGGCGCACAAGGGTTTCGAGGTGCGGCTGTCCACGCAGGCGCGCAGCAAGGTCGCGACGATCATGGCCGAGATCGACCCGCGCAACCCGGATTCGGTCAGGGTGGCCGAGAGCCGGATCGGTGGCGCCTTCGACGGGATCATGGCCGAGGCGCCGGCCGAGGTGCGCGAATCGCTGGCGGTGGAGCTGGACCTGCGGCGGCAGTCTGCCATCGCGCAGGTTACCGAGGCGGCCAACCGCTTCGAGCTGCAACGCAACGTCGCGACGATCGACGAGGGGATCAAGGCCGACCAGGAAGACTACTTCGCCGCGATGCAGGACGGGCGCGACGACGTGGCCGTTGCTCTGCGCGAGCGCATCCAGTCGCGGCTGGGCGACCTGGTGGGGATGGGGATTCTCACCGAGGAACAGGCCACGCTGCGCGTCAGCGAAGCGGACGAGGCGGCGTCGGCCGAGGCTCTTATCGGCGGGTTTAAGCGGTCGGTGCGGTCGAGCGCCGGGGCGCTGGCTGCCATCCAGGACTTCAACAACAACCCGCCGGCCGACCTGAGTCTCGCGGCGCGGACTC